AATAGGTTCATGCCCTGCGGTTTCAGTTTCTGCAGGATCAATGGGTGATGATGGTGCTGGTATTGGCACAGCCGGTGCTAATATAAATTTCTTTTTTAGAATTTCTGTAAAAGATTCTGATGGTGTAGAAGTTCAAGAGGATACATTATATAATGTTTTATCTTCATTAAATGTACCTACTGGTTATGGACAAGCTTCTGCTTTGGCAAGAATTATAGGAAATGGTAGTAATCCAAGCGATAAAGTTGGGGTGTTCTATGATCAAACTTCTACCGATTCCCTCGTAGGTTATAATAATGGTTTAATAGTTGGAAGTTTTGCCGGAGCAAATGCAAGATTATCAGTAAGTGCTTATAGTGGAACTTTAACTTCTCTAGTGGGTGCTCCAATATTAAAAGCATTACACTCCTCCGGCTCTGTTACTTCAACTGGATATGTAAGCTCAATTACTGCAAATGGTTATACCGTAACTTCAGTAGCAGCAAACTCATTATTCTATAAATCACAAGCACTGTATAAGGGTTCAGGATACAATCTCGGAACTGATACCAATACTGGACAAACCAGTGGACTTAGTATTGAGTTGGATGCTTACGCTGGGCCATATTCAAATGTAACAGTAAATTCTGATGGTATCACTGCAGAAACTTTCAAAGTCTCTTTAATTGATGATCAATTCTTTATTGAAAAAGCTATCAATACAGGGGATACTAATCTTAAATCAACTTTGATTAAAGGTGAAATAGGTATTGCTAACCAAACCAGCGCAACGCCAACTGCAAATGCAAACTTCTGGTCTATAGCTTGTTTAGGGGCTCCAGGTGGTAAGGTAACTCTTACTAATGGTGAAGTTTCAGCTAGCCCAAGATTCTTAAAGTTTGTTGATGGAACTTATTCAATGACGAATGGTTCAAATGGAACTGTAGATGAAACGGCAACTAGCTCATTTGCAGAAGTAATAGGAACTGCAAGTGCTAAGACTGGTATGTATGCTTTAGATGATGATAATCTTAACATATCTATAGCTTTAGTTCCTGGAATTTATGATCAAGATGTTCAAAATAATTTGATCACTCTTGCAGAAACTTCTCAAAACTTTATAGCAGTAGTTGCTCCACCAATTGGATTAAATAACGTTCAAGAAGCAACTAACTGGATGAATGGTAAGGGAGACTTAGGTAGAACTGCAGCCATAAATAGCTCTTGGGCTGCTGTATACTGGCCACACGTTCAAGTATACAACGTCTTTGATCAAAAGGATATGTGGTATGATGCTGCTATCTATGCCGTAAGACAAATGACGTTTACGGATAATGTAGCTGAATCATGGTTTGCTCCCGCTGGATTCCGTCGCGGAAGACTAACCAAGCCAACTGCAACTGAAATTGCATTAAACCAAGGCGACAGAGATTCACTATACGTAACGAACTTGAATCCAATAGTAAACTTTGTTCCAGATGGTATAACTATCTTTGGACAGAAGACTGCTCAAAGAGCAGCAACTGCTTTGGATAGAGTTAATGTTAGAAGACTAATGATCTACTTGAGAAAGGTCTTGTTACAAGCTGGTCGTATAGATTTGTTTGAGCCCAACGATCAGTTTACTTGGGATCAAGTGAAAGCCAAAGCTCAAGCGGTTCTCTCTGACATTCAAAATAGAAGAGGCATCACTGATTTCAGAGTAATCTGTGATGAAACTACTAACACTCCACTAAGAGTTGATAGAAATGAACTTTGGTGCAAGATCCTTCTGAAGCCAACCAAGACTGCAGAGTGGATCGTATTTGAGGTTAACCTAACCTCTCAGTCAGCTAAATTTAATGGATAATAAAAATGGCAGTTCAAAGTAAATATAAGAATACATTTCGTAACGCTAGACTAGGACAAGCTCTACCAGTAATATCAACTGAACTTGATTCAGTAAGGAATTACATGTTTGAGGTAACCTTTGAAGGGTTGCCATCAGATATAAGTGGTGAAACCGATGGATTAACTTTAGCTGCAAAACAGGTAGAGTCCACTGGTATAAGCGTAGAAGATATCGAAGTAAGAAGACTAAACGATCAAATTTACTTCCCAGGCTCAGTAAAGAATGAAGAGTTGGTAATAACTTTTGATAACCTTTACCTGAAGAAGTCTGCCGGAACTTTGTGGGAATGGTTTAGAAGCATCTACGATCCTCTCTCAGGCAATGCTACCAAGTATGCCAGACCAGGGGGTTCACTAGGAACTTTCAAAGCTATGAAGCTTAGAGTTCTTGAATTAGATAACACCCGTAATCCTCATGCCGCTATTGAGTTCTATGGGGTATATCCAAGAGCCGTTAAGTTCTCAGAAAAGAATTATTCACAAAGCGAGTTTGCTACTATAAATGTAACGTTTAGATATGACTACATGGATTACTACAACTATAACTAATCCTACTTGATCTTATTTAATTATAAATAGCCTACCACTAGTGGTAGGCTATTTTGCTATAATATCTATATGAATTACTTTTATAAATTATTAGAAAGCTACAGTCAGTTAAAAAATAGAAGTCTCAGATTGTTAGAGCGCGATAGATCGGGCGGGAAAAGAAGATTATCCCAGCCCCCATCTCCTCAAGCTGTGTATGCTGCTAAAAAATATATTGCGAATGCAAAAACATCAAATGGCCGACAAATCCCAGTAACTCAATTACCTCCTGCGTATGTAACTATAAATGGTAAGGGCGTTGTAGTTTTTACGGGTTTTCCAGGACCAAGATATGGAAGAGAATATGGAATAAAAACTGCAGCAGATGAAGATGAGTTTGCAAGATTATTAGATCAAGCTGCACAAGGAGGACAATCATCTCAAGGAGCTACAGGTGGTGAACAAAATCAAGATGCTAATGGACAACTAAAATTAGATCCAAGTAATCCAAAACAAGATAAAGTAGAAGAACAACCAAAAAAAACATATGAATTTTTAGACTCCCATGAGTTTTTATCAGAAATAGAATACAATAAAACTGTTGAAAAAATATGTAAAATAGATAAAACAAAATGCAAAATTCTTAGGGGTGCCCATGCAAGACTTCTCAATACAGGAAACTCAGGAGACTTAGCTAGAACCATAGCTCAAAGTAGTTATGTTATTGAGTCTTGCGATGAAAATGAATCCATATGTGTTCCAACTAGAAATGATCAAGATATAACCCACATCAAAAGAAATGTATCTAAAATTTTTCAAGAAATATTTAAAATACTATCTAAAGAAAAATTAACTTTGGAAGATGTTCAATATCTTAAACAATCAGTAAGCATAAGTAAAGTAGGTCAAATAATAATTAGAGATCCCATAACTGGGCAAGGAATGCTTTTCCATGAAGACAGTCAATACATTACTTCATTAATAAATGGAATGATTTCATTACATGAAGATCCTGGAACTGAAAAACAATTAGAACTAGAAACAGATCATGGAAACTTCTTAAGGAATGGAAATGGTATTGGAGGTAGGGGAGCAACAATTAGAGGTTTCTTTTTTGAAGACTTGAGAAACGCTGTAATTTTACATGCTAGATGCAGAAATTTACAACAAGATAGTCCAGAATCAAATAGATGCAATAAAAAAATATCAGACCTTTTTGAAAGATGGATACAAAATCAAGATAAATTAATGGAAGCATTTCAAGGTTTGATAGATCAATATAACACAGAGGGCGCTGTGTCTATGGATTTAGATGATAACTTAAGCATGTTTTTTATTCAAACAGTAGTAAATGCTTTTGGAAATGGGAAAATGGCTAATGCTCAACAAGCTATGGAAAGATTCTCAAGAGTAATGAGTAGAATGGCATATATGGGAGTAGATATTAGACGGCCCATGCATGTTATGAAATCTGCGCATACTGTAGGATTAGGTAGAAAAGCAGATATGCTTGAAGTGTATTCTACAAAAGAGTCTGCCGTAAAAGCTTTACTAAGCATGGGATTTGACCAAGCCACTGCAGAAAAAATGATTATAGAGAGAGATATTTCTGAAATAGAATGTGATGGGACAGATTGTAAAAATTTATCCAAAGTATATTTAATAGGTGATAGTTTAAAATTTTCTAATGAAGCTGAATCAATTGACCTTGGTCAGGCAAGCCAATCAAATATTACTGCAGTAATTGACGGAACCTATTGTGGCAAAGTAGTTAAAGATTCTCCTAGATGCCGCGCTGATGTTGAAAGACAAAAAAAAATGATGAAAGAATCTGGGGTTACCGAACAAGATTTAAATTTAGTTAAAGAAGAATTATCAAGATTTCAATCTGAATTAGATATTATGAAAAAAATTCCAAAGGAAGTAAAATATTTTACTCAGAAAGGTGGAGTTAGAGTTTTTCAAACAGCAAAAATGAGAGAAGAATTTTTAAAGTCTACTTTAGATTATTTTAGAAAAAATGATATATTTAAAGGGTTAACTCAAAATGCAATAATAGAAATAGAAAAAATGATTAAATTTTCTGATGAGCAAGACTGGGAAAAAGTATGTGCAACAATTGCTTCTGTAATACAGAAAAGAAGAATTCAACAGTTAGTTGATGCTAAAACTGAAGATGGATCTCCAGATTTAAAACAAAGAAGAAAAGGTCTAGGATTTGTGGTAGCTTTGGCTTTATTTGCTGGCGGTGCCGCTGACAACTCAATGCTTACAGTAATAGACGCTAAAAATAGAACTATGTATGTTGGAGAACAAAATAAATATCTTCAATCAGTAAGAGATTCTATATCAAATCAAGATAATGTAAAGAATGCTCAAATAGAAGTTCGTGATGGTAAGTTTATTTTAAATGGAGTAGAAGTAACTTTCAATGGAAAAAGAGCAGACTGCCATATACCTAAATCTATTTTACAGCAACACAATTCTAAAATACTTTCTTTGAAAGAAAGACAAGGGTTAGAAGTAGCTTAAGGATAATACCTATATCCATAAATGTTTTGCATTAAATTCTTTAGTCGTAGCTAGTAAATCTGGAAGACGACATATGATATACCGTTCATTTAAAAAATTCAAATGAATGTGGTCGTGATTTTCGGCGTAGGTCGCCAGAGCGAGCGAACCCTTTTCCTTGAATAGACATAGGATATCTTTTCTGTCTTGTTGAAAGATCAACATAAAATTTTTCTGGATTTTTTTAGAATCTTTTTCAGCTTGCTCTATAAAAGACATAAGATCTGATTTCTCATTAAATACAGATCCAATATTTTCTTTATTATATCCTTTCTTACACTCAATAGTGAATTTAAATGTTTTAGGTGTTATTAAATCACCACTAAACTTTAAGTGTTCAGGTAAATTATGTGTAGTAGAAAAAGCTCCAGATCCTGGAGATCTAATAAATTCAGTAGTATCAAAAAATTCATTCAATATAGAACAAATTTTTCTTTCAAAAGTATTACCTTTTGTTCTGCTGTTTTTTCTTTTCTTTTTGTTCTTGATTAAGTTTTTTAAATCAAAATTGTCTTGCATTTTTAATACTCCAAGCTATTATAGTGTTCGATGGATAAAATTAAATTTGATGGTTCAAATTGGAAAATAAAATTAACAGAAAGAAGTAGAGGTCGTATGAAGTTAGCTATTAAATTATCAAAGGATGAGGCTGAAGGGTTTAAAAATTGGTCTGAGGCAGTTAGACCACCCAATATCAGTGATGAGGATTTCTTTAAGCAAATATTCTTTAATGGTATTGAGCATTTAAATGATAAGCTTCAAGCTATCTCTCGTCAAATTTTAAATGACCCTGAGATGAGAAAGAATCTTGAGGCTTCCGGTGTTAACGTATCCGCAATAGAAAATAATCTCCCTAAGCCATGAACTATATTCCAAAAAATATTAATTCGTGGGAACGTCTACAGCAACTTGTTCGTGCTATAGATGAGCTACTTCCTAAGGGTGGACCTAAGAATAGGATTAGGGTTCTAGTATATAGCCCTTGGAATGAGCATTCAACCAAGTTCAAGGGTTATGATGCTCGCGTAAACTTGTTTGAAGTCCCTGAAGTTATGCAGGTTCTAAATGAGACTTTTGAGCAAGACTTAAAATTAAATACAGTCCCAACTTTGATCAACTTCCAAATGATAGATGATCAGATTAAAATGGTGATTGTAGATAATGCTACTGCCATTCAGCATGAACTAACGTCTGGTGGCTGAACAGGAAATCCAAATTTAAACTCAAAATAAGCTTCCAACTTGAGTTTATGTCTTTTAACTTTAGTAGCTACCAGTTTTAAGTTATTTATAATTACTGTCGTAAAATAATTGAACGCAGAGCCGTTCTCCGGTTTAAAATTACGCAGTGTCCTTAGGACAAGGAGGAAGCATTCTTGTTTTGCATCCTCCTTGTCCACTTTAAAATGGAAAGCGTCTATAATATTGCTGATGAGGGCGTCGAAGCAATACATCAGCTCATCCTGAAATTCGTAATTACCAGAACAGTGTAGTTTAATTAGTTGTTCAAAACGCTTGTTATTAAGATACTCCGACACAAATTAATAATAGTATGAGAATACTACCAGATCCTTTTAAATATGAATATATTGATTGTAAAGGTTGCACTCAACTTGAACGTAATCAAGTGTGCCACTCGATTATGGATCATTGGGAGATGGGTTTTAATAAGCTCTGCGAGATTTTATTTGTGTCCGAGTCTTTTAAGCTTGAGCATGGTGAAATAACACCCTTCTTAACGAAGGAGCAGGATTTAATTGAATCTATCTTAGAGTCCGCAGGATTTGGGCATCTTATCCCACACGTAGAATACACTGCGTCAGTTAAGTGCATCAACGTTAAGGATAAGGATATGACCAAGGAAGATAAAGATATCTGCCGTAACCATATTCTGGCGACTGTACGAGCCTGCAAGCCTAAGGTTATCTTTGTCTGTGGCAACCTACCCTTGGTGATGCTAACTAAGAAAAGCGGCATCATGGGCAAGCGAGGGAAGGCGTTTGAGTATGAGGGCATCCCTGTGGTGGCACTGTATCACCCAGTCCAGGTGCTAATGGAGCCTCAGAACCAATACCTATTCAAACTGGATATCCAGAACGGTATTGAGACATACTATAACAAGCGTGGGACTGATTCAGAGTTCTCTTGGGAGATGCTAGATACGATTGAGAAGCTCAATAAGCTAGCGGAATATAAGAACTGCGATGTGGCGGTAGATATTGAAACCACCGGGCTAGACTTCCTCAAAGACGAGATACAGACGGTAGCCCTGAGCTTTAATCATAAGGGGAAGCTAGTTACTTTCACAATTCCAATGTATCACAAGGAATTCACTCACCCGGACGGATGGATTTCTACCGTAAATAAACTTTTTAGTGAAATATTTACCAACGACTTAACACGGAAGATATTTCACAAGGCACAATTTGATACAAAGTTCTTGGCTAGGCAGGGCTTGTCTGATATAAGGAACATCTACGATACCAAGCTCATGCAGCACATGGTTGACGAAAATCTTCCTAAGAGCCTCAAGGATTTGGTATCCTACTACTTTCCAAATGAGCAGGGCGTAATCTAATGTTAGGGCAAGACGGCAAGAAAACAGACTGGAAGAACATGCCCCTGCCAACGATGGCTAGAGGTAATGCTCTTGATGCCTACTTCACCATGAAGGTATTCCAGAAGCTAGAGAAAAGAATCTCTGAGCTTAAGATGGATAACCTCTATGATAAGCTCATGGTTCCAGCGGTCGAGTTCTTCAAGACCATGGAGCTTGACGGTCTTTTGATATCGGGTAGTAAAGTAAACGAACTGGGTGTCTTGCTGAAGGATGATATCCTTAATAATGAGGATAGATTGTATTCCTTCAAGGAAGTAGACAAGACTCTAGAGCTTACCTCCACTGATGACCTTACTCGTATACTCTATTCTTGCGATAAGAAGAAGAATATTGTAGAAGGTGGGTTCAACCTGTATCCCCCGATCACATCGGAGAAAACTGGGGCTCCAAGCACGAGCGCGGAAGCATTAGATATCTTACTAGAACAACTTGAAGAAGAAATCAATCGCAGAGGTCTAAATGAATAGGTTTGAGAAGCTTGAACTTGAGAAGCAGATATCACAGTCTGCTATTAGATCTCTAAGCGACGCCAACATCGTGAACGCTAGAGATTTCATCAAGGGTCTACTGGATTACAGAAGATCCAAGAAGCTCTACGATACCTATATCTCAGGTGTTAAGGAGGCAATGCAATATAATGGATCAGACCGGATTTACGTGGAGTATCGTCTCGATGGGACTGTCACTGGACGACTCAGCAACGCTGGGTATGAAGCTGGCGACAATCGAATGGGTATATCATTTCATACTCTGCCCCGAGAGACGAAGTTCAATATTCGTGAATATGTTGTGGCTCCCAAGGGCTACAAGTTTATAACCGCAGATATGAAGAGCATGGAACTCCGAGTCCTAGCTCACTTAGCCAAGGAGAAGAACATGGCTAAGGCATTCAATGATCGTATGGACCTGCATACGTATTCTGCTTCTATGACGTTCGGTAAGCCTATGGAAAAGGTGACCAAGGAGGAACGTCAGATTGCTAAGGAAGTTAGCTTCTTAACGGTCTATGGTGGAACGGAGAAGACGCTAGCTATGAAACGTGGTATTAGCTTCAAGAAAGCGAAGGGTATTATAGATGGCTGGATGGCTGCATTCCCAGGTGTTCCCAGATACATGGAACATGTTCAGAACTTTATTAATAGTAACAAGTATGCCTATACTATCTTTGGGCGTCGTCGGAATCTACCGAATGCTGCGTCCGAAGCTAAGTATATTCGGCAAGAAGCTTTTAGGCAGGGACTGAACTTTACGGTCCAGTCATCAGCCAGTGATACTCTAGTCTGCTGTATCCTAGGGCTGAATCAGGATCTAAAGCGGAAGAAAATGGGTGCCAAGATAATCGCAACGGTCCACGACTCCATAGAGTTGATTGCACCAATCGACCAAGTAGACGAGACCATCGCATTACTCTACCACCATATGGTTAACTACCCTTATATTAAGGAGAACTTTAAGTTTGAGTTCTCAGTGCCGATGGAAGTGGAAGTGGTAGTTGGTGATTCTTTTGGCTCAGGCCAAGAGTATCATCTCAGCAATCCCACTTCCTAAGAGACTTATTAATACGTGAATCAGGATCACTAGCAGTCTTCTTAGAAGTTAGTTTGCTTTTCATGCCGGACATTCTAGCACAGAATGACTTTCTTCTCGATGCTGACTTCTTAGACTTCTTGGCTTGTTCAGAGGATACTGGGGGTTTGAGATTATGCCCTTGAGCTTTGGCTGATGCTCTACCTTTAGCATTTAATCCACCTTCTGGATTCTTACCTTCTGATCTTTGCCAAGCAGGAGAGGATTCTTTCATACAAGATCCTTTAGAATATGGAGTCTTACCTGGAGTTGGCTTATAACCTTTCCAACAACGATTTTTTTTAGCTTCGGTTATGAGTTCAATTACTCTTTCGTAAATCTTATTCATGATTGTTTTGATACCATCTTATTAAATGCTTTTTCATTTGCAGCGGCCTTTGCACCTTCATTTCCACTACCTCGGCTGGTATTTATAGTCTTCCCCCTGACTGCCTGAACTGGCCCCTCACTCTTCTTGCCAGAACCTTTTGGTTTTAATGGCATAGGTTTCTTTTTTGGATTTGATGGTTGATCTTCTTTTGATGGTCTATCAAAAGTGTTTGCAGCAGTATTTGGACCTTGAGCCTTTTTTACCGCTCTTTCATTTGCTTTGGCTTTAATTGCGGCCATTTTGTCAGAATCGTCTGCACCGATATCAAACTTTTCAGTTAATTTAGCTTCAACTAAGCTGTTAACAATAACATTTTTAATTCTCTCACGTATATCCATAAAATTCACCTATTATACTACAACTATCTAGGGGTTTAGCATCAATGATTTATGATTATTTAAAAGATAGCCGGAGTTTTGTTACCCTCGTCGATCAGATGCAGGTAGACCCGGCATTAAAAACCGTTAATTCGGCTAGAATAAGTTATAATAAGTATAAAGATAAGTTTGAGGAGTCCGATAAAAAGTTAGCCACGTTCCTCTGGGAGCATGAGCATACTAGCCCCTACCGGCACTCTTATTATACTTTCCACATTAAAGCCCCATTATTTTTATTCCGCCAACTTATGAAGTATCAGGTTGGATCGGGATTTAGGACTTATGAGGCTAATGGGGAAACCGTCCGCCTGGAGATATTCGACCATTTCTTTGATGGCGATAAAGGCTGCTCTTGGAACGAGATTTCAGGGCGGTATGTCGAGACCTCCACCGAGTATTACAAGCCCTGCTGGGCTCGTAGGAACCCTCCCCATGGCAATAAGCAGGCATCCGAGGACTTCCCAATAAATAACGGGGTTCATGCCGTAATGCAGGACACAATAGATAAAACTATGAATGTCATGCGGCAGGCATATAAAGAGCTACTGCATTATGGGGTGGCCAAGGAGATTGCCAGGATGATCCTCCCCCAGAACATTTATTCGGAAGCTTACTGGACAGTGAGCCTCCAATCTGTTATACACTTCCTACATCAAAGACTCAAGCCAGATGCCCAGCTTGAGATAAGATTGCTAGCCGAGGGCATATACGAATTAATTAAGACTGATTTAGATAAACTAGGTTTAACCAAGGATAAATTATGAGTTCTAGAATTAAAGTTTATTTTATGACTGAAGATCCCGCTTTTTCAGAAGAGCAGGCAATTAATTTTAATATTCGGCATTTCCGTAATCATCTCA